CATATCGTTACCTATAAATAAACATTTACACTATTTATAACAATTTTTATGGCGTACTCTGGAAAATTCAAACCTAAAAATCCTAAGAAGTATAAAGGCGACTTCACTAACATTGTTTTTAGATCGATGTGGGAAAAGTATTGTTTTAAATGGTGTGACGAAAATTCAGATGTAAAGTCATGGTCTAGTGAAGAGACCGTCATACCATACCTTTATGAAGTAGATAAGAAGTATCATCGGTACTTCATGGACCTGAAGATTACATTTAAATCAGGTCAGACAATTCTAGTAGAGATTAAACCATCAAATCAGACCATACCTCCTGTGTACCCGGGCAGGAAGACAAAGAGATATATTAACGAAGGTCTGACATATGTAAAGAATCAGAACAAATGGAAAGCAGCACAACGATATGCAAAAGATCGTGGTTATGGTTTTCAGATATGGACTGAGCATACTCTTGAAAAGATGGGCATCATGCCAAAGTCTACAAAGCCACTTAAACCCTATACACGCAAAAAACGTGTATAAATAGATGCATGGCAAGTAGAAGTAATTTATTCACAGATTTAGAGATTCAGGCGTTTCGTGCAGGTATCACTCCGCGAACAAAAGAATCTATTGCATGGTTTCGTAAAAAGGCAGGCCAACTTGGTAAAATAACAGGTGCTACTATCTTTAATCAAGAAGAAGTTAAATTAAAAGACTCACTGCGAAACCCAGTTGGTAACATGTATATGTTCTATTACAATGCAAAACATAGAGCAACATTACCATACTTCGATGCATTCCCTCTTGTTGTGATTACGAGCTTAGCAGAAAAAGGATTTTATGGTTTAAATCTACATTACCTACCGCCTACACTTCGTGCAAAGGCATTGAATGGATTATTAGGTGGAGATGGATTAGCAGAAAAATATTATAAGCCTACTATTCATAGGTATTTGACAACGCAAGTGAGAAGTAGATTTGCTTTAATTGATAAACCTGAGTGGGAAATTGCCACATTTTTACCAGCTGCTCAATGGAGAGGAGCACCTGTTGGTAACGTATATAGAGACTCAAGGAGTAAAATGAGAAATGGCTAGTATTAATGAATTAAAATCATTAGCATCACGTAAGGGCGGTTTTGCACAAGCAAGTCAATTCCTAGTTAAACTTCCGGATATTGGGTTCTACAATACAAGAGATTTAAATATTCTGTGTAGTAATACTATATTGCCAGGTAGACAAATACTTACAAGTGATAGACTAATCGGTGTTAAACAAACACAAGTTGCATATGGTTTTGCAACAGAAGAATTAAATATGACTTTCAGGGTATTGAATGATTATGGTGTAAAAGAATATTTTGAACTATGGCAAAACAAAATAATCAATAATGGTTCATATGCACCAGCTTATAAAAACACATACGCAAGAGATATGCAGATTGTACAACTAAGAAAAGGTGTAGGCTTCGATACAGATCTGCAGCTCGGACCTTTTACATTAGACATAGATCTATTTAAAAGTGCAAATGTTGTATATGAATGTACATTGATAAATGCATATCCAAAGACAATGACAGAAATTAATTTATCTAACGACGGAGCATTAGTTGAATTGACAATGAGCTTTGCATATGATAATTGGAAGAGTGCACGGTTTTATAATAACACAAGCACAAGAAATCTTCGAGCACTTGGAACGTTAATAAATACGGTTAATAATATTATAAATTAATGAGGTTATATTATGGCTTTGCCAAAACTGAATGATACGCCTAAATACAGCGTAGAAGTACCATCAATGAAAAAGACGGTTAGATTCCGGCCGTTCTTAGTGAAAGAAGAAAAAGTATTGCTTCTTGCAATGGAATCAGAAGAGGATGATCAAATCCTCGGTGCAATTATGGATACGATTGATTCGTGTGTTGTAGATGAATTAGATTCTAAACAACTAACGACCTATGATATCGAATACTTGTTTACAAAGATTCGTGCTAAGTCAGTCGGTGAAACTACACAAGTAAAATTAAAATGTGAAGCTTGTGAAACTGAGAATCAAGTGATTATACCAATTGATGACATTAAAGTGGTCGGTGAAGAAGTTGATCCGATCATTGAACTACAACCTGGTATGCAACTTGAGATGAGGCACCCAGCTTATTATGAATTAAAGAATGATGAACATATTCAAAGTGGCGAAACAGCAGCCGCAACATTTGCTATGATCCGACATTGTCTAAAAGCTATCAAGACTGAAGATGAGATTATTAATCTAAAAGATGAGTCGGCCAAAGAAGTAGATGAATTTATTGAGAGTATGAATACAGAACAATTTGAAAAGGTTAGAGAGTTTGTAGAAACTATTCCGGCCATGAAACATGATGTAGAATTTGATTGCTCATGTGGGCATCATAATAAAATAGAATTGAAAGGAATGCAGTCTTTTTTCTAGTGTGTCTATCTCACACAAGCCTGATGGATTATTACAATACAGGTTTTCAGTTGATGCAACATCATAATTATTCACTGAATGAGATAGACGGAATGATACCATGGGAAAAAGATGTGTATGTTAGTATGCTTGTCGAGTACATAAAAGAACAAAAAGAAGAAATGATGAGACAAAAACATGGCTAAAACAACATCACCAGGACCAAAAGGGCCAAGCCTTAAAGACGTAGTAGATACATTACGTACTACTAATCTATTATTAGCTACACAAGGCAATGCTATCACACGATTCATGGATCAATCGAATAGAGAAAGTAAAGTACAAGGTAAAAAAGATGTAGAGAATCAAAGAGAAAATAAAAAAGGTTCTCGTATAATGGGTGTAGCCCGTGGTAGTATAAAAGGTCTAGCCGCAATGACTGGTATACCTGCTCTTGCAGGTGGTTTAGGTGCTGCATTGTCACCAATTATTAGTGGTTTAAGTTTTCTTTTAACTCCTATTAAACTTCTTGCAAAACTAGTAATAAAAGGTGGTCCATTAGCATTAGTTGTTGGTGGTCTATACGCATTATTCAATGATATTGCAGAAAACGAAAATTTTAAAAAATCTATTGATAGTATAAAAACATTATGGAATGATAATATAGTACCTGCATTTCAAAGTATAAAAGATACTGTAGCTGCAATATCTAATAATGAAGGTGTACGATTAACATTTCAACAAATAGGTGATTGGTTTACTAATTTTAAAATCCAGATTCAAGACTGGGTACTTGGCAATTTAGTAATTATTACTGAAACTATTGCAGGTGTGTTAGACGGCATAGATTCTTTACTCAAAGGTGATTGGAAAGAGGGCCTAACAACTATAGGTACTACACTCTTTAATGGAATAAAAAATCTATTTGATAATACTATTACTAATATTCTAGAAATGTTTGGAGTAGACTTTGGAGAGGGAGGAACTTTCCTTGGTAGCGTAGGTCAGATTATAGATTCATTACTAGTTAAAATGATTAACATATGGGAAGGACTAAAGACAGGCGTTAAAGATGCATGGGATGGATTAGTCAACTTCTTTACAGGTGAAGATGGATATATTCGTTCAACTATTACAAGTATTCAAATTAGTATGACAACTAAGTGGAATAATTTTAAAGATGGTGTAATGAATCTATGGGATGGTATGGTCGATGGTGTAAAAGAAAAGTTTTCAGCTGCTGTAGATATTCTTACTGTTTCATTGCCTAATAAAATAGGTGAAATGAAAGATAATATGATTGAAACTTGGGATAAAGTAAAAAATAGTATTACAGATGCTTTACAAAAAGTAGCTATCTGGTTTATGTTCAAGCCTAAAGAATTAGGATTATTGTTAGAGCAAAAATGGGTAGAGACTAAAGGCGCATTTATGGAAAAACTTGCGAGTCTAGCAGGTACAATATCTTCTTTACCTGCTCAATTAAAGCTAGGATTATTAGAATCACTTAAAGGTACATGGCTAGGTGATAAGTTTATAAGTGATGAAAGAATTGCAGCCGCTCAAGCAGAGGTTGCATCTAGTGCAGGCTTTAAAGATGCCATGGTTGCAGAAGTACAATCTAATACTCAAATGGAATTAAATAGAATTCGTAAAGATCGAATGGCTCTTGAAATGCAAAAGATGCAAATGGAAAGAGCCGCAACAACTGTTATCCAACAAAATACTGGTGGAGCAACAGTCAATACGACTAATATTTCTCAAGGCGGTGGGCAGGTTGCTGACCCATACGCATCAAGCTATATGGGTCAAGCGCTACCTGGTAATTTTTAGTCAGCGTTTGCTAACCGAGCAAAGTAGCTCATAGTATCTTCTTCATCTTCAGATACTTGTTCAGCCGTCACTGGTTCCTGTGGGATGTGAGGATTCACAGCCGCTGCTGGTTCATTAGGTGGCGCAACCTCATCTAGAGATACGGCTGCGGCAACTGTTTGTGGTGCAGTCATTCCAAGAATATTATTCAACTTAGTCTTTAGTTCATCATATGTCTTGTAATTCTTTGGATCTGTCCACTCGGATAGATCGTGCATTTGATTGTAAATAGCTTCTAACTTCTCATCGTTATCAGCTAATGCACTTGTCGATGCAAATTCAGATTTATCATAGTTACGATACCCTTCAACCTGACGAATCTTCAGTTTAAAGTTAGCACCTTCCCACATG